CCTTAGCTATCGCATTGAATGCCTTAACGAATATGAGCTCCAGCGCCGCAGGAAGATCGTCGAAGGCCTTCACGATCGCCCGGTAAGATCCGACAAAAAGCCCTATGAGGCCGTCCACAGCCTTACCCGCCAATTGGAGGGCACCAAGGATTGAAGAATCAAACTCCCCGAAGGTCTCTTTGGCATAATCGCCTATGAAGCCAAAATTATCGTTAAAATATTGAATGAAAGCCTTGATGCCGTCCATCATGAATTGGAACGCGGCAATCCCAAAGTCTTGCAGCGTGATAAGGCTCCCCGCAGAAACCAAAATCTGGTCGCTGAATGCGACGAGTTGTCCGGCTGCAACAATTGCAGCCACCCCTATTATTGTCAATGGGTTTGCGTAAAGCAAGACCGTCAGCGCTCTTAAAGCGTTTATGACCGCACCTATGCCCCGCGCCCCAGCAAACACACCGAAGGCCATCGTCGCCCCGAGCGCTGCCCTCGCTATCTCGTCTGTGTGCTTAGCTATGAAAGTCGAAATCTTGAAGAACCCTTGCGCGATCTTACCGAACTCATTGAACTTCCCTAGAGTCATGATAATCGCGTTGCGCATAGCGATGAAGCCTTGCGCAAGGGTCGGGACGAACTTCCCGAACCTTTCTTCAATCTCTTCCCTGGCATCTCTAAAGGCTTCGACGAGGTCTAAGGATGTGATTTTGCCTTGGTGGCCGAGCGCCCAGAGCTCTCCTCTTGTGACGCCGAGGTGTCTTGCGATAATATCCGCGACCATGGGGAGCTGTTCCATGATCGAGCGGAGCTCGTCCCCCCGCAACCTACCAGAAGCCAGGGCCTGGCCAAACTGGATCATACCTGCGGAAGCCTCTTGTGTGGAAGCACCAGACAGGATTATAGCTTTATTGACGCTCTCCGTCATTTGCAGAGCCTCATTTTGGGAGATGCCCAGCGACTTTGAAGACAAGGCTATCCGGGTGTAGAGGTCGCCTGTTTCTTGAAGCCCAGAACGAGACCTTTGGGCGATGTCATAGACTTTGCCCATTACAACTTTCAGCTCATCTTGCGACTTTGTGACGACGCTGACCCTGTTCTTGAAGTCTGTGTACGCGTCGGAAAGGCCTATGACTCTCCGTATCCCTTCAACGCCGAATACACCAATCATAACCCTCTTCATCAATTCAAGAGACCTAGCCGAAGACTGTGCTGAGGTCCCGATTTGTGCTATTTTTCGAGAGACAGTGTCTGCCCCCTTCTCACTAACAACGATATCTATGCGCTCTGTTGTCACTGAAGAACCCTCGCACCTTTAACAGCCCCAACCCCAGCTGCAACTGCAATTTGCACAAAGCCGGGCGGGGCCTGGACAGAAGGGGTTGCCTCAGAATTAAGAATGCCGATGTAAGAAAGAACATTGCTGATCCAGATCGATCCGCTCTGATATCCGAGAATCACACCTCGTGCATAGGCAAGTTGTGCGTCTATGTTCGCTGCACCTGTTGAGCCTTTAGTGCCAGGAACAAATGCACTTCTTTCGCCGGACGCTGGGCCCGAAGTCGAGACTTGCCAATTCGACCTGGCCCGCCCTGTATCGACGGGGGTGCCTGTGACCAATGTCTGGTCGACCACGAGGGCGGCTTTCTGCACAACTTTCGGGACATTAACTTTTATGTTTTTTGCGAGAGTTCCCATTCGCTTCTGGAATTCTTTTGGAGTCATTGGCCTTCATCCTTAGATAATGGGAGTCCATTGCCCTTATTATACTATGAAATGTGTGATAGTCGCTACCTGTGAATTCAAAGGCAGACGCATAATTGAAAATTGAAGACCATGGGATAGGGCCTATGCCCATCCCGACGCTGCGCTCTGTGCTAAGCTCGAAGAACGATTCGATGTAAAAAGCCATCCAAGGCTCAGTCATCTCGCCGATCTCTATGAACTTCTCTGGCAGCCCTTTGCGAGAATCTGCTGCAGCTTTTACGACGCCTTGGTAGCTTGAACCATTTACGATCCAGAACTCCAAGACCTCTAGAAGTTTTTTGTGTCGGTGTCCGAGACCGCGAACATCGCATCGTCCATGGATGCGATCTTGATCTTATCAAAAAGGATCCTTCCTTCTTGGGAGGATGTGAAGATCTCTTTCAGATTCTCTGGCGTGCAAGGGACTTCAACTCCATCGTCGTCTTTTAAGGGCTTTTCTCCCCAGCCAACGATGATGAACTTTATGAAGAACTCAATGTCCCCTTCTTCCGACCCAGTCAGGGAAGTTGGAGAGCTCACTATAGAAGTCTTCTTTGACCGCAGAGCGATCCTAGAAATCTCGGCCTTCACTTGCGCATTGTGAGACGCACACTGCTTTATCTTGATGGAGAACTCCCCACAATCAAGATCAACAAACTCATATCTGCCGAAATTCGACAGTGCATTTGACAATTTTAGCGCCATCTTCACTCCTTATGAATCTGCGTTGTTGGGGAGATAGTAAAACTCTTGCAAGACTAGGGTATGGCCGAAAGGCTCATACTCAGCCGCTTCGGTCTCAAGGGGAATCATTATCGCTTCATCTTTAGTGACATTAAGCCGACCATCTCCGAGAGCTATCAGAGGGATGTCCCAGTACAGGCCAGCCTTCCTCTGAAGAGCGCCTGTCCCGAAGTCTTTAACCATTGCAATGTCTAGTGTCACATCCGCATTATCCCTCACCGCCTTCACAGCAGCAACATCTGAGAAATATGCATTAATGGAACCACCAACTTGGAAGGAGCCAAGCGTGACATCAAAGCCCCCAAGAATAGAAACCGCCTTATCAGGCTTCACATTGTTAGAGACATTGATCGTGGCTTCCGTCACATATGCGAACAATGGGGTGGGGGCGGCAAGCTCACTGACACCCCCTATCGTCGGGCGAACAATCGCTAAACGCATCCTCGAAAAGTCGGAAGAGGTGTTGTAAGCTGTTGCCTCTGGGATTGAAACTTCTGTCCCTGCCTCCGTCAATGGTTCTTCCCCATCGCTCACAGAACCAGAGCGTTGGAGGTTGTTTATAGCAGTGAAGCTCCACTCCGTCATGATCTTGTCGGCCTGACGGATATTAAGTGTAAACTCACCCAAGACTGCGCCTGTCAAGGCCTCAGACTGTATTTCCGTTGGATTGGCCTGTGGGTTAGGGGCCCCCAGAAGCCTAACGATCGTGTAGGATGCCTTGTCGAAATTATCCCCGACGGATGTCTCATTCCGTATAAGATCGCCGAAGAAGATCCTGACGGTCTTTGTTCCGCCAGCTTCTGTGACCATCTCTGTCGTCCCATCAGCGCCGCCCGAAGTCTTATCGAGCGTCAGCGTGGTCGCGGAGATGGCTGCAATCCGGGCGAAGCCATTATTGCTTTCGCCTGTGAATCTGTCACCGATAGCCCCATCTGTGTCTCCGCCGATGTAGATCGTCTCACCAGGGATGAACCCGAAGGAATCCATCTGCGTGCCAGAAGAGACAAGAGTGGGCAGGGAGCCAGCCGTCCTTGCGACAGTGAGCTCCCCAGAGCCGAACTGGTGCCCAACAGCCTTAATCGTTGCACCGTCCGCAGGTGCAGCATCTTCGGCCAACGTCTCTGCAACAGTCAATGTGTCAGAGTTGATAGATTCAACAACCTTCAGGCCATTGTTCGAAGCGGTCGCAAAGCCTTCCAGCCAAATCAGATCTCCGGCCTGATATTTCGCCCCGCCACCAACACCAAGGACAATATCGTCCGAAGTGCCAATGCTCACGATATCGTCTGCAGGGGTCGAGGATCCAGCGGTGTTAATGGCCTTCTGACGCTTTTTCGCGAGGAAAAGGCCCGGCCAAAGGTGCGAGAGATTTGTGAAGGTCAAGTCTTGCTCAAACCCGCCAGAAGCATCAAGATCTGTAATGACCCCCTTCTTCCTCTGGCGGGAAGGGTTAATCGGGTCTCTGGCCACAAGGGAGAGCTGGCCGCCAAAGTCGCTAAAAGAATTCGGCTCAAGAGGGTACCAAGTTGGCAATGCAGGGAGGTTCCCGAGGGAAGTCTCCTTCGCTATGCGCAGCCCAGTTATGTTCGAATCGATCTTCTTTACTTCTGTCATGATAAGAACTCATCATATGTAAAATCAGCAACAACATTGACTTGAGACCAATGCCCTTCTGCGTCTGTCTCAAGAAGCCTTACATCTCTGAACCAAACTCCGCCTGGGGTGCTTTTCCCTTGAAAGACATCCATTGCTATTTTAGCTAGATCGTCAGCTTCTGTAAAGCCCTTTCCGATGGGTGTATGGATCTCGACAAAAACAATGCCAGACCTTGTGAATCTCTTAGAGGATATGGAGGCATTGCCGCCTTGTGTGTGTTTTATGATAATTCTCGCCCATGGGCTCCCATCCTTAGGCAACGGGCCGGGCGCATTCCAGAATCTAAGATCGACCCCCGTAGAAGACCACCCAGCGACAAAAAGCGCCATGATCTCATCTCTGGCTTCTTTCGGGGTCATCTCTTAACACCTATTGAATAAAGAAGAACTTCTGTGGACGGGGCAAGGGTATCAACTTTTGTTATCGTCCACCTGCTTCCATCAGTGTCTATGATTTCATTGTATTCCATGATGTCCGTTGGTCCGCCCTTGCCGGGGGCGAAGAGCAAGACTTGTTCTGCCCCGCTGAACAAGTCTTCTTGATTTTCCCTACGCCCTAGGTGGGACAGTCCTGAAAATGGCACAAACACAGCATTTATGGTGAGCGTTTTTTCTGGTGTAGACCTAGAACTTTCTGTCCTCCATGGTGTAGTGGATGAGTCTGGGGCGGGTGCTAACTTGACGAGCGTGACTTGCCTACCAGGGAGAGCATCAAGAATCTCCCGAGCCTCATCTGCCAATCCCTGCCAATCAAGCATTATCTATAAACTCCGCCAGGCTTTGTGAATTTCGATATTAAAAGGTCTGCGGCAGGATAAGGTCTTATAGCAACACCGAAGTTCGCCCCTTCTTGATACTCTGTCTCTGTCTCTATGGGGCCAACGCGCTTTCTTTGCAGCTTTATGACTCTCGAAGTATTGTCAACGAGAGGGTCCGGCACAAGGGAAGACCCAACAGCTCTTATCGCATATTCCGCAGTTGCTTTCATTATCTCTTCTGGGACACCAACAATCTCTTCTCCTGAAGGGCCATATAGGAACTCTCTCGGGAAACTTAGCGGTTGCGAATTAGAAAGTGAGCCGATGAGCGTTCCTGAAGACCAAACCCCAGAAGAGAAGTTCGAAGACACCTGAACACCATTGCCGGATATCCCTGGTGCTCTATATTCGAAAACGAGCTTGTCGAGGAGGTCTCTGTATGTCGAAAAGACGCCATCGCCATTCACAGCTTCGGAAAGTGCATCAAGGCAAAGCGATATGTCCTGGCCTATCTCAACACCTCCGCCATAAACATAATCGACTCCAGCAACTGTGATTTTGTCCCCTGTTGACGGGACCGCGCTAAGAGTAAAAGTTGCCCTATACCTATCAGAGCCAACAAATCTCTTCTTGCCTCGAAAATGAGGTGCCCACCTGCTTTCAATATAATCCGTCGCGGATATTATCGCAGCTTCTTTGTCTGAAATAGAACGCCCGGCCCAATTGTTCTCAAGAGATCTCCCTCTAAGCGAAAGATACTCTGAAGCGTACGCAAGCGAAATGTACCCATTTGCATTGAAAATCCCCGTACCATCTTCAACTACAATTGTCATGACTTGTCTATGTCCATTATTATATTTACTTTGCCTTTCAAAAGTGTCTTCTTGCTAGGAGACACTCTGCTGATATCATAATAAACTATGACTGGGGCAGGTATGCTGTCCAAGCTCCCGGCTGGTGGTGTAAAATAAACTTCACCGTCTTTTCCGTCCGTGACAAACTGGCCTTGAACGGAGAAGATCTGTTTCTGGCCGTCGGCAGGGTTCAGCTCAGAATTGACCGCCATCCTTAACACCCACTCAGAAATGTCAACAACGCTACCGCCGCTCTTTATGCGAAACAACTTCGGGTCATTGTCGCCCCTCGCCCACTCAATATCGAATGAAGCATTCTGGGTCTGGTCTATGCTCGCCATTAGCAAACCTCTATGTCAACAGTGCCATCATCCACAAAAACATCAATAATGCTGCTTGATTCTTCAATTTCCAGCCTCTCCGGAGCGTCTAATCCCATCCCCAGGACAATAATACCCTGCTCGCCCGCGATGTAGTAGTAAGAATCCCACATTATGCCTCCACAAGCGAGATCGTTGATGTATTATTTCCGCCCGAGACAGTTTTCTGGACAAGGATCGCCTTTGTATCTTTGTGCCTTTTTGTGGCAGAAGTTGGTGCGAGCTCCTCATCGGCTTCGAGGATGTCCTTTACAATGGTCAAAGTAGCATTGTCTGGTGCGGAATAGTCTGTGTCTGCGAGGCGTGTGCTAATAGCTATGTCCATATAGGCGAGCTCAACGGCCAATTCGCTGCGAACAGCAATAGCAGTTGCGGCGGCGGTTGCCCCCGCCCACGATCCAGCGCCATGCCCGGCGGTAAGCGCGGAATCTATTTCTGCGGGCGTTGGTGCAGCGACATAGTCGGCGGCCGAAAGGCGTGTGCTGACAGAAGCATCTATGCGCCCGAGCTCAGGGTCCAATTCACTACGCACAGCAGTTGCTGTCTCTTCAGCCGTTGCGCCAGCCCAGCTACCTGCGCTATGGGTTAAAGAGAGCTGAGCATCTATGTCTAAAGTTGTGGGTGGGGCTGTGTAATCTACACTCGCTAAGCGCGTTGATGTGGCCACATCCACCCGCGCAAGCTCCGTGGCCAATTCGGCGCGCACCGCCGCCGCCGTGTCCCCGGCGGTTGCCCCCGCCCACGACCCGGCCCCGTGCGTGGCGGTCAGGGCCGCGTCTATAGCGGCGGTGGTGGGGGGTGCCGTATAGCTCGCGGTGGCGAGGCGGCTGGATATGGTGGCGTCTATGCGCCCGAGTTCGGTGCCGAGTTCGGCGCGCACGGCGGTTGCTATGCCCCCCTCGGTCAGACCGCCGCCGCCCTCCCACGATCCGGCACCGTGCTGTGCCGAGAGGGTGGTAGCGATCGCGCCCGCGACCTCCGCCGCGTCCACGACCTCCGCGCCCGAGGTGGTGACGACGGAGACAAACGGCACGCCCGCATAGTCCAGGTGGATGCTGTCCGAGCTATCAGCGATGATATCCGTGTTGTCCGCCCTGTAGAGCCTGATATCCAAATCTGTGAAAGTGACTTTTGTGCCGGATATATTGTCAAGCTGCAAGTCCACGACGTCTTGGTTTATGCGGGCATCCGCCGCCGATGTGGTCGTGAGCGCCCCGAAGAAGCTGCGGATGCCGTCCTCGGTCGTGGTGTACCACCGGAGCCACGCCAAGAGGCGACGCTTGGTGGTCTTTCCGTCGGGGTCGTTGATGTTGATCTGGACATGGCCGCTTGTGTCCGCCGAGAACTCGGTGACAGTGGAGCCGTCCACCCCCCACTGAGGGTACACAGTGTCCGCGATCGGCACCCCCAGGAACGGCACGCCCGCGCTAGACGCAGTCCCAAACTCGGTCAACTCATCGCTGTCTATATGGTCAGATCGCAGCCGGATGGTGTCCCCGCTCTCCACCTCCTGCCCCGGGCCCAGCGTGGCCACATAGCTGTAGCCCGCGCCACCGGAGACGATGGTGTTCTCCAGCTCCGTGCCTTGCGTCACATTGTAAAGCTGCACCCGCGTGCCATCGATCAGGTTGGCGTTCGCGATGGTGATGGCCACGCTCGCGTCCACTGTGACGTTCGGGTCGGTGTCGTCATAACTCACGCTCGGGGCCACCTGCACGATGACCCCCGGCACTGTGGCAGTCAGGACCACTGTCCCGATGAACCCCGCCGCGCGGAAGTCGTAGGTGCCCGCCGCCGTGAAGCGGAAGGTGTTGCCGTTCCAGGTGCCGTCCGCGTAGGTACCTGGCGTATCCCACTCCACGATGCCGCCCGCATAGGTGTCCGTGCCGATGGTGACGCCCTGGTAAATCGTGGTGGCGCTCCGGGCCGTGTAGGCAGTGCCAGACTTAGTCAGCGGTAGGCCGTAAAGGCATGCATACATGCACCCCGGCACGCCCGTGTCTATGTCCGCGTCCGCCGTCACCTGGTACTTAAGGCTATCGTAGGCGTCCGCCAGCGTGTTCCCGCCCAGGTCTATCGTATCCGTGGGCACATCCACCGCGATGCCCGTGATGGCCCCTGCGGCGGCCTTGGACAGCGTCACCTGCGCGTCTACGGACAGGCGCGTGATCTCCGGGCTCGCCGCGCTCCCGATCGCCGCGCCGGACAGCGTGCGGGGCACAATGGAAAAGGTGTGGGCGTACTCCCCCACAACCATCTTTGTATCCGCGTAGGTCGTGGCCCCGATGCGGTAGACAAAATAGCCCTCTGCCGCGCCGCCCGCGTCCGTGACCAAGGTGTCCTCGGCCAAGGAGGTGTTGTAGAGCAAGCGCGTTTGCGTGGCCCCGTCGCCGAAGCCCACGACCGCGCCCTCAATGTCGTCCGACGAGACCGCGTCCTTGACCCGGATGTAGGCGTGCGCGGCGTAGTACAGGCTACCCCCCGCTTCCCAAATCGCCCCGTCCGCGTCCTCAAAGAACCCGCCGCTGGCCACTGTGGGCTTGGTGGCGAGGGTGCCCGTGCCAGTGAGCGAACCCGTGACGGACATGGACCACCCGCTGTCCAGGACAAACCCCACGCCGTCCGCCGTGGACAGGGGCGCGTCGTACTGGATATTCCCGCTCTGCGCCGCCCACCATTGGCTGTAGTCGTAAAGCTCCTGCAAAGTGCGCGCGCCCGATACCGCGATGGTCTTGGCCGCGCCGTTGATGGCGATACCTGTGTAGGCCCCCGCCGTGGCCTCATTGGCCACTACGAAGGGATTATCACCAACAAAGTCCACGCCCTCAATCTTGGCATCCACAGAGATGGAAAACTCAGTAAATAAATATCCATATTTGCGCACCTTGACCACATGCGGGGTTAGTGCTGTCGGCGTGTCGCCGTCCAAATACCTATAGGTTTCTTTTGTGAGGACCTGCTCGGCAAGAACGCCACTCGCGTTTGTCGTCGCGTTTGTTGCTTGCGTTCCGTCCGCGTCTTCTATATAGACCCGCGCGCCTTCTAGTGGCGAACTGTCCGATGCCTTTTTGTAAGTTTTATTGAACGAAAACTGCACAAAAAACTTTGAAACAGTGTTATTGAATTGCCAAAAAATATCTAACGGCGTTTCTAGATTTCCATCTATTGAATAGTAGTTTCCGCTGCTTCCGGCGACATTGCGGAAGTTCATCGTCCGCGTGTTGTTTCTTGCCGCAAAGTTCCGAACAGTCGCGTCCCCGAAATCGGACTGGAAATACGCACCTTGGTAGCTTTTACGGACGAGGATTCCTGAAATGCCTCCGCCCAACTCACCATAGGTCGTAAACGGCGAAAATATCCCAGAAATATTGGAAAACTCAACATCTTTCATGA